TTCAGGACTTATAACTGCCGGAAACCCCGGAGCATATACATCAACATTAACTTATGATGGAACTAATTGGACAGTTTCTGCAGCAACTTTAGCAACAGGTAGAGCTGGTACTGCAAGAGGAGCAACCGTTTCAAATAATGCTACCGCAATAGTTCATCACTCCGGACCAGGAGCACCAAGAATGTTATTAACAGAAGAATATAACGGACCTACAACCATTGTTAAAACTGTATCTGTAAGTTAATGTTTACAGGTAACTTTAAATAGTTATATTAAATCTATTCAGTGAAAGGAATTTAATGACAATAGAAAAAAGAAATATACATGCTTTAATAGAAAAAGAAGCTCCTAGTTTAAATAATTTACTTGATCCTAATGAAGTAAAAGAATTTAAAGAATTAACAAATGAACTTAGAGATACTTGGACTAAGAAACAAGTTTTTAGAACAGAAACAGAAATGAGAATGTCTGTTTTACAAGACGCTAAATACCCAACTAAAGCTTCAAAGTATTGGCAATGCGTTAGAGAACAAAATGTATTTTTAGAAAATTTAATGTCTTTATCATTTGATGCAAGACGTAATGAAGTTAAATTAAAAAGATTACAAGAAAAATTAAAAACTGAAGAAGATCCTTTAAAAAGAGAACTACTTCAAATTGATATAGATGAAAAAACTTATTCTGTTGCTAATATGCAATTAGTTGCTAGAGATAGAATGAGAGAAATTAAACTATGGTCAGTTCTTAAAAAAGAATTTAATGATGGTTCATTTGATGATAAAGATGTTAATAGTCATCAATTAGATTCATATCATTTAATAATGAAAAATAAAGCAGAAACATTAACATCAGGTTCATCACAACCAGAAGTATTTAATGTATTAGGACAATTACAAACAATTGAAAGAGTTAAAAAATCAGGAGAAATGATTTATAATAAGAAAGAACAATTGACCAATGACCTTGGGGCCAAAGACAAATAAAAAACTTTTCTTTTTAGTTGCACAACCTAGATCAGGTAATACTTTATTTGCAAGTATTATGAATCAAAATCCAGAAATAGCAGCTACTCCTAACTCTATTACATTAGAGATAATAAAAGATTTATTTCTACTTAAAAAAACTGATGTATTTCAAAACTATCCAGACCACAAGTCTTTAGATAATGTATTAGATGTCGTGTATGATACTTATTATAAAGATTGGCCACAACGCATAATTATTGACCGTGGACCTGTAATGACAATTGGTAATTTTGAATTAATTAAAAAACATTTTAAACGACCTTTTAAATGTATAGTATTACTTAGAGATTTAATGGATGTACTAGCTAGTTATATGCAATGGTATACAAAAAACCCTGATGCATTTCCTAATAGGTATAATTGTAAAAATGATGAAGAAAAATTAACAATGATTATGAATAAAGACGGTGCTATTGCAAAAAATTTAGAAGCTATAAAAAATTCATATAATTATAAAGATATGTGTCACTATGTAAAGTACGATGATATAGTTAATAATCCTGAACAAGAGTTTAAAAAAATATATCAATTTATAGATGAGCCTTATTTTAACCACAACTTTAAAAATATAAGTGATGTAAAAGTTAATGGTTTAACTTATGATGATAAAATTGTAGGTAGTAATATGCATAAACTATTTAATGAAACTGTTAAAAAAGTATATAACCCTTACATTGAAAAGATTCCAGGAAGAATAAGAGAAAAATATGGACACATCAGATTTTAATTTTGTATTTTTAGGTCAATCGGTATTAAAATATCAAGTACCTTTAGATGTATATAATATAATCAATCATATTTACGAAACAAAATATCCTGAATTAAAACCTGCTAATAAACAATTAGTTGGTAAAATAGAAAAAGAACATAGTTTATTTTACAATGGTGAAGATAGTTCTAAGATGACTAAACATAATCATTTACCTGATAATGTATTAATGTGGTTTGAACAAAAGTTTCGTCATTATTTAGAATGGAATAAAGTAAGAGAATACAATATGCATTTTAATTCTATTTGGGTTAATCAAATGTTTGAACATGAATATAATCCAGTGCATGTGCATCAAGGAAGTTTGTTTACAGGTTTATCAAGTGTAATGATTTTAAAATTACCACAATCTTATGGAGTAGAATATTCTGCAGCCGATGCACCACAGAATGGTAAATTACAAATATTAGGTTCAACTAATGGACATTTTGCAAATGTAGATTATCAACCAGATATTACAGAACGAGATTTTTATATATTTCCATATGATATGAGACACTGCGTATATCCTTTTAATGGACCGGGATATAGACGAACTCTTGCTGCAAATATGGATGTGCAGTATGACCCAATTAAAAATAGAGGGGTAAGTTAATGTTAGAACCACATTATCAAATATTTAAAGACAAATTAAAAGAAGTAAAATTTAAAGATATGAAAACTCATTTTTCAACAGTAGATAATTTCGTACAAAAAATAAACCCTGACTTTGATACAAATGGATTATTGTGTCCAATTGTTTTAGATACTGATGGTATACATATTAGAAGCGGTGCACATAGACATGAATATTTTAAAGATAAATATAAATCTACATTATGTTATGTGGGAGAAAATGGAGAAGAAACTAAATTTTTTCAATACTTAAATGTGTTTTGTTGGGAAAATCATCCTGTAAAAAAACCAGAATTTTTAAAAACAATGTATGAAAAGGTGGTAGAGAATGTACGAAAATAAAATAATAACAGAGCCTAAATGGAAAAGTTGGATAATACAAACGACTACACCTTTATTTACACCAGATCAGTGCAAACAAATTATTGCATCAGGTAGAGCACAAAAACCACAAGTTGCACAAGTAGGTGTTGGTAAACCAGAGGGTGGAACAGATACAAAGAAAAGAGTGACTACAATTAGTTGGATTCCATTTAAAGAAATGGGGCATATGTATCAAGATTTAAATACCTTTATACAAAAAGCAAATGAAAATCATTTTGGTTTTGGTGACATACAAATTACAGAACAAGCACAATTTACAGAGTATCCTGAAGGAGGGTTCTATGATTGGCATATGGATTGTGATGTAAACATGGCTCACGAACCACCAGTGCGAAAAATATCAATGACATTGTTATTAAACGATCCATCAGAGTTTGAAGGTGGAGACCTTGAACTTATGGCACCTGGTAAATTTGCAGAACTTAAACAAGGTCATGCAATTTGTTTTGCATCATTTTTAAATCACAGAGTTAATCCAGTAACTAGAGGTATGAGACAATCTCTTGTTGTTTGGTTTGGAGGTAAACCATTTAGATGATTAGAGAAGAATTTTTTCCTACTAGTGTTTTTGGTAAAGACATAAAATTAGATAATGATAGACTAGCACAAAATATTATTAATTGGTCTAATCAAGATCAAGGGGTAAAAAAAACAAATTACAAAGGGTGGCATTCTACGACTAACATGGCATCAAAGCCAGAGTATCAACTTTTAGTCAACGAATTAATAATTATGTGTAAAGATATGTTTAAAGAAGAATGGTTAGATAGAGAACCTGTCCTTGGTAATATGTGGGCTAACATAAATCCTAAAGATGGAATGAACCAAACACATATACACCCTAATTCATTATTTTCAGGTGTGTATTATATTAAATCTAATCCACAAGCAGGAAGACTTAAAATATATGACCCAAGACCAGGAGCACAAATAATAATGCCTATAAGAAAAGAAGGTCAGCCCCCTAAACATTTGTGGAGGGACGCAAACATTGATCCTCTTCCAGGACGTATTATAATGTTTCCTGCTTGGTTATGGCATAGTGTTGAACCTAATCAATCAAATGATTTAAGAATATCAGTAAGTTTTAATTTTATACAACAAGGATTTTGATGTTAATTCATAAAGATAAAATGATGTTTAGAGATTGCAACAAGTCTTTAAATAGTGAAAAAGGTAAAGAAGCTCAAAAAAATAATGATGGATATAGAAAATTAAAAAATGATATAAAAGAAAAAGGAATAATTAATCCTATTTTATGTATAGAAGAAAATAATATGTATAAAATATGTATAGGCATGAGAAGATTTATAGCAGGATTAGATTTAGGTATGATAAAATTTAATATTAAAGTATTACCAAATGATACTGTAGATTTATTAATAAAAGAAAAAAAACAATATAGGCACACCGATGTTCAATAAATATCAAATAATTAAAGGTGCTGTTAGTTATGAACTTGCTAATTTTATATTTAATTATTTTCTACTTAAACGAGATGCAGTTAAATGGATGTATGACAATAATATTACGTATGATACAGGTATGTTAGGTACGTGGACCGATCCACAAATACCTAATACTTATTCTCATTATGCTGATCCTGTAATGGAAACATTACTTGTTAAAGTATTACCAGTAATGCAACAAGAAACAGGGTTAAATTTAATTCCTACTTATTCATATGCTAGAATATATAAGAACGGAGATGAATTGAAAAGACATAAAGACAGACCAAGTTGTGAGATATCTACTACTATTAATTTAGGTGGAGATCCTTGGCCTATATTTATAGACGGTACAGGTGCTGATAATGTTATAGATGAATACAAAAATATACATAAACCTAACGCTCCAGCAGGCACAAAAGTCCTGCTTGAAGTTGGAGATATGCTAGTATATAGTGGATGTGAATTAGAGCATTGGAGAGAACCTTTTGAAGGTAACATTTGCGGTCAAGTATTTCTTCATTATAACCATGTAAATGGTCCTTTTGCAGAAAAAAATAAGTTTGATGGCAGACCTTTATTAGGAATACCACCTATTTTTAAAAAGTAATAAACTTTAATTTATTTATATTTTGTTGTATTATGTATATAATAAATAATTATGCCATTAACTCAATTAAATTTTCAACCTGGATTAGACACTGAAAATACTCCTACTGGAGCAGAAGGTAGATGGGTAGATGGTGATAAAATAAGATTTCGTAAAGGACTTCCACAAAAAATAGGAGGTTGGACTAAATTTAGTACAGCTTATTATGTAGGAGTTGGAAGAGCTTTAGAACAATGGTTTGGTTTAGATGGTGCACGTTACGAAGCTCTTGGAACAGATAGAAAAGTTTATGCTTATGCTTCAGGAACAAGTCAAGATATTACTCCTATAAGATCAACAGAAGCTCTTGTTAATGCTATTAGCACTAGTACAAGCAGTGCTATTGTAACTATCACAGATACAGCTCATGGGGCTAAACAAGGTGACTTTGTCACACTAAGTAGTGTAAGTACTGCTGTTGCCGGAATTCCTGCAGCAACTTTAGATGCTGAATATGAAATTTTAAGTATAGCAAATGTTGATGCTTACACTATTCAAAGTAGTGCAACAGCAAATGCAAATACTGGTCCTACTGCAAATTGTACTGTTACTTATCAATTAAATATTGGTCCAAGTGTACAAACTTTTGGTTTTGGTTGGGGAGCTGGTGCTTGGAATGCAGGTACTTGGAATACTCCTAGAACAAGTTCACAAATTACTCTTGATGCAAGGTTATGGTCTATTAATAATTGGGGAGAAGATTTAATTATAACTCAAAAAGATGGTGGAACTTTTGAATGGGATACTTCTGCAGGAATGACTGATAATAGAGCTACAGTTATTGCTAATGCTCCTACTACTTCTACATTATCTTTAGTATCTACAGAAACTAGACACGTTGTTTGTATGGGAACAGAAACTGCTATTGCAAATACTGCAACTCAAGATAAAATGTTTATTAGGTGGTCTGATCAAGAAGATTATAATCAATGGACACCTAATGTAACTAACTCTGCAGGATCACAAAGAATTGCTGGTGGTAGTGAAATACGTTGTGCAAAACCGGCTAAAGGAACTATATTAGTATGGACAGATACTACAATGCAATCAATGTCTTTTATTGGTCCTCCTTTTATATTTGGATTTAGACAATTAGGTAATGACTGTGGAGCTGTAGGTCTTAACTCTGCAATGGTAATTGATGATGTAGCTTACTGGATGTCAGATGGACAATTTTTTAGATATGCAGGATCAGTTCAAGAAATACCTTGTCCTATATTAAATCATGTATTTGATGATATTAATAAAGTTCAATATGCTCAAGTTTATGCTGCACAAAATTCTAACTTCTCTGAAGTAATATGGTACTATTGTTCTAGTTCCTCTGATCAATGTAATCGTTATGTAATTTATAATTATCTAGAAAACTCTTGGTATTTTGGAACTATGGATAGAAGTACTTATCAAGATAATGGAGTTGAATTAAATCCTTTAGCTACAGAGTATTTATCTACTTCTAACTTAACTACTATTTCAACAATTAATGGATTAACTCAAGGAAGAAGTATTATATATGCTCAAGAATCAGGAGTGAATGCTGATGGTGCTGCTTTACCAGCTTTTATTCAATCAGGTGATGGAGATATTGCTGATGGTGAAACATTTAGTTTTATTAATAAAGTTATACCAGATTTTCAAGATCAAACTGGAAATACTATTATTACTTTAAATGTTAAGGATTATCCTAATGATTCAGCAACTGTTGGAGAAACTTTGACAGTAAACAACACAACTAGGTTCGTTAATACACGTATTCGTGGTAGACAATCTAATATTAAAATACAAAACAATGATATCGGAGATAATTGGAGATTTGGTACTTTGAGAGTAAATATAAAACAAGATGGAAAAAGATAAATATACTATAAGACCAGCTAAAATATCTGATGCTGTTCGTATAAGAGAATTACTTAAAACGTGGCTTTCAGAAGCTCCGTTTAACTTTGGAAATACTAATAATACTAAAGCTTTAGATAATATAGTATTTTACATTAAGAATAGTTTTGTTATAGTAGTAGAATATGAAAATATTATTATAGGAACATTAGCTGCAACAGTTGATGAAACATGGTATAGTGACAAAAAGTTCATGAGAACTTTATGGTTACATGTTAATCCTAAACATAGAAATTTTAGGATATTTCGTTCTATAATGATAGTTTTCAAAGAATACGCATTAGCTAATAAAGTGACTGCGATATGCGAAATCTTTCAAGGTAAAGACGTTGAAAGAAAAGACAAGGCTTTTATTAAATTAGGATTTAAAGTTATCGGAGGAACTTATATAGTCAATGGGTAGTATTTTCAAACCAAAAACAACTGTAGTACAAGCACCATCGCAGTCATCGACTAGCTATGATATTCCTGAATACTTTAAAGAAATTCAAGAACGAACTTTAAGAGAAGCTGAAAATCAATTTAATAAACCTTATGTGGGTTACACTGGTCAACGTATAGCTGGACTTGATCCTATGGAAACACAAGCAGCAGATATTTATAAAAATCAAATTTTACCTCAATCAGGACAACTTGCTGCAATAGGTGCTCAAACTTATGATGCTAATACTGCTGCAACTTATGCTAATCCATATCAAGATCAAGTTATTTCAGGAGCTTTAACTGATTTAGGAGAAGCTTATGGTCAAACTCAAAAAACAATGAATGCACAAGCAATTGGTGCAGGAGCTTTTGGTGGAGAAAGACAAGGCATAGAAAACGTATTAGGAAGAGAAAGATATTTAGATACAGTAGGAGATACATCAGCAAGATTAAGACAAGCTGGTTTTGAATCAGGTGCAAATAGATTTATGGCAGATAGAACAGCACAATTACAATCAGCTCAATCTCAAATTGGTGCTTTAGGACAAGCTTCAGCAGGACTTTCTGGATTTGGAACTCAAGCTCGTGGTATAGAACAAGCTGGACTTGCAGAAGGATATCGTGACTTTATAGAAGAAAGAGAATATGGTGCTGGACAAATTAAACAAATGGTTGGAGCTTTATCAGGTGCTCCTATAAGAAGTTACGGAGAAGAAAGATCAGGATCAGTTGGAACACCAGTAGCTGGTCCAAGTACCTTTGGTCAAGTTGCAGGAGCATTCACTGCAATGCAATCTGATATAAGATTAAAAGATGATATTAATTTAGTTGGTAAATCTCCAGCTGGAACTAATATTTACACATTTAAATATAAAG